CTGGTTTAACGAGTATGGGCAGGGGACGCTAACATTTACGTGCGCTCCGAAACGTTTCTACAAGAGTGGAGAAAAGCCCATTACGATGAGTAAAAACATGAAGCTGTATTCTCCTACTACGTTTAAGTCTCATCCGATAGTTACGATCGTCGGCAGTGGGAGCGGGACAATAACCGTTACGGATAAGAACGGTGTTGCTAGGGTTTTCAGTATCGGTGAGCTTTCTGGAACTACTGTAATTGATTCTGAAAGGCATACTGCTATACGAAATGGAAGCGTTAATGTTAACTATACCGTATCTAGCGACTACGAGAACTTATACTTGGATTCAGAGTCTTCTGTGACTTGGAACAATGCTATAAGCAGTCTTACGATAACCCCAAGGTGGTGGACTATATGATTCCAACATTATTCCCTGCAAACTGGCTCGATCTCGTTAACTATCAGCCTGGCGGAGCGATACCTCCCCATGGGGATATTGACCTTGTCGACTGTATCGAGTGCTTTGCTGAGGAGACTGAGGATGAGTGCTCCGAATGGGAGCTTGAGATTACATATCCTTCGAACGGTTATGGTATTGAGCAGCTAATTCAGGAATCTAACGGCGCTCCGATCGGGATCAACAAGTTGATTTTGGCAAAAGCGAATTCGTATCAGAATCCGCAATTTTTCAGAATCTACGCGATCGAAAGACGCATTGGCGGGAACATAGGAATTAAGGCGCAGCACATTAGTTACGATATGGTTAACATTCCCGTTAGACCGTATAAAGCTACCGGAGCAACCGCTGCTGTAAATGGTTTAAACAATAATGCGGCTATATCAAGCAGATTTAGTTTCAGCACAGATATTTCAAGCAGCGATGTGTTTCAACCAGACACGCCGTCATCCATGAGAGCAATGCTGCTTGATGGTGATGACTCTATTCACGGAACCTTTGGCGGTGACGTGATATTTGATAACTGCGTTGTTCAGTTAAAGCAGCTTGGCGGAGCCGATCGCGATGTGACGATTAATTATGGTGTAGATCTCATTGACATGGAGCAGGAAAACAACTTCAGTGAAATGGTCACTGGCATCTATCCGTATTATAAGAGATCCACGAATGATGAGCAGTATGCGTCCAATCCGATCATTTATGGAAGTATAGTAAATGGTCCAGGAACATACACGGTACCGAGAATTGAGGCCGTTGATCTTACCGAGCATTTCCCGAACAATGTTCCGACAGCTGCGCAGATAACTGCCAAGGCGCGAGAGTGGGTCGCTCACGAAGAGATCGGTGTTCCTGAAGTAAGCCTTACGATTCAGTATGCTACACTCGGTCAGGACGTTCGGATGTATGATGCTATTCGAGTTATATTTAAGGATCTCGGAGTCGACACAAAAGCTAAAGTTGTTAAGTATCGGTATAATGTACTTCTCGATCGCTGTGAAGAGATTGAAGTTGGTCATGCAAAGTCTAGCGCTCTATTCGATCTTATGGACGCTAATAGGCTTCGTAAAGGTCTGGTTCCGCCAGAGCGTATCCAGAATGAGAGCATCACGAATGAGAAAATAGCTCAGGGCGGAGTCGGTAAAGGCAAAATCGCGCCACAAGCGGTGGAAACAAAAAACATTGAACTTGGTGCTATAGATCATAATCTACTTTCTGGATCCGGTGGACATGGCGCGCCAGCAGTTAATGGCGAAAATGTTCAGGATCGGTCAATAGAATCTATTATGATTGCAAAAGAGGCCGTTATAGCAGAGAATATAGCTGGTGGTGCAGTTGACGGTGCAAAGCTTGCCTTATTAGCTGTAGACACTCAGCATATCGCGAATAACGCTGTAAAAGAACGGACTATAGAAAACGAAGCAGTTAAAACGGCTAAAATAGCACAAAGAGCGATAAATGAAGGCCGTCTCGCTGATGCTGCAGTTGCTTTTGCAAAGCTTAAGAGCGGAACAAATGAACCGGCAACCGTTATTAATAATCTTAAATCGGAAGTTGCATATATCGGCACGTTATTTACTAGTAACGTATGGGCCAATAGTTTCCATACGACGAGTCTTTACGCGACTAATTTTATTTATAACAATTATACAGTTTATGAGGCGCAGGTTCCTGGGGATGCTAGTGGTGTCGGCTACTACGTATTGGCTACACGCAGATACGTTAGATAGGAGGATTTTTTGTGAAGCTTATTCTTGCTAACGAGGCCGAGTTTGAGATTGCTTATGGAGGACCGGTCGCAGCTACAGAGTATACCGTGTTTTATACGGAGATACTCGATTCCGATATGGATACAATACACGAAACGTTTAAGGATCCCGAGAATACGGAGACATTAACCATTCAATATTCAGAAGAACAGCCGGGTGATACATATACTGGTTATACTCGTTACTGCGGTTTTAATATTGCCCCCGATGGCGGCATTAATGTAACTCTCAAGAAGCAACTCTAAACTAAAAAACTACCGCAAGAGAGGTGAACACGTTGCAGAAAATCGTTGGCACCAAGATTTCTCTCACACGCGGAGATACGCTTAAAGTCAAAGTAAGTATGGTTAAGCCAAATGGCTCTGAGTATATTCCGGACGGCAGCGATTCAATTCGTTTTGCTATGAAGAAACATTACGAGGATACTTCCGTTCTTATCGAGAAAACGATACCGAATGATACACGTCTCTTGTGGTTGGAACCCTCAGATACAAAGCCGTTAGAATTCGGAACATATGTGTACGATATTCAGCTGACACACTCCGATGGGGATGTGGACACTTTCATTGACAGGGCTATATTTGAGCTTACTGAAGAGGTGATCTGATATGGCTTATGGCGCGTTAGCCAAAACGGAGACGCTAAAAGGCGTTCTCAGCCAGGAAGATACTCTAAAAAGTAAGCTCACGCCTGTCGGAAATGTGCAGGGAAAGTTGTCTGTACCAACATCGGAGTCGGTTCCCGTTTATCACGGCGATTATTCGGTAACTCCAAATGCTGACGTTCAGGTACTTAGTACCAGAGGCTATCAGATGAATCAGGACGTTGTGGTGAATCCCATACCGTCCAATTACGGTCGAATCGAATGGGACGGTTCGGTCCTTACAGTTTCCTAAATACATGGAGGATTTCAAAACATGGCAAAAAATGTCGTAATTAATGAAGTCGTATACCAGAACGTCCCTCAGGTTTCGATTCCTCTGTCAAGCGGTTCTGGTACTGCTGAATTCTTCGATACTTCCGACGCCACTCTTGACAGTGGTGACAAAATGCTTTCCGGAAACACCGCTTATGCTGACGGTGTAAAGTACACAGGAACGATCGCCACAAAGACCGCCTCTGACATGACTGCTTCCGGTGCCTCTGTTACTGCTCCTGCAGGCTATTATGCCGAGGCGTCCAGTAAATCTGTTGCCAGTGGTAGTGCCACGACGCCTGCCACTACGATCAGTGTTACGCCGACTATCTCGGTCAACTCTTCGACCGGTCTGATCACAGCGTCCGTAAGCGATAGCCAGGGCATCACTCCTACGGTGTCGGCTGGCTATGTTTCCAGCGGTACTTCCGGAACCGTTACTGTGAGCGGGTCCGATACCGAACAGCTGACTGCTAAAGCCGCTGCTACGTATACTCCAGGAACCAGTGCTCAGACGATCGCTGCCGGACAGTTCCTTACCGGAGCTCAGACGATTTCCGGTGATGCCAATCTCGTGGGATCCAATATTAAATCTGGCGTAAGTATATTTGGAGTTGCTGGTTCTCTGACCGCGGCTACCGTTTCTCAGGACGCTTCCACGAAGGTTTTGTCCATCTCGTAAGGAGGTGGGCATATGGCTCAAAATGTAACCATAGCAGGGGCGTCGTATCCGAATGTCCCTGCTATTGAAGTGCCCAAAACTGGTGGAGGGACGGCGACTTATATTGACGAAACTGACGTGGTCACGTACTACACCGGATCGTCTGCGCCGTCTTCCTCGCTTGGGCAGAATGGAGATATTTACCTCCAGACAGGGAGCTAAGCTATGGCTACGATACGATTAGTTCCCAGTGCTTATACGCGAAGCAGCACAAACCGAGTAACAGTAACCGACCCCGCTAATATGTATTACAACACCGACCACACGGCAAACTATTGCTCGATTCGTGGTCGAAACAACAGCAGTAATACGTATTATGCATTCATACACGGTTTTAATTTCGACGATGTGCCTGCGAATGCAACGGTTTCGTCGTTCGAGATTAAAATTCGGTGTTATAAGAACTCTTATCTGCAGCAGGGAACGAGCTATAGGCCGAGGCTTGCCAGTACGCCGTCTAGCAGCAGTGTTCTGTCGAATACGACTCTGGACTCCGATGTAACCACAACAAGCGGCGGCACAGTCTATACGTTCCCGAACGGGTCCATGACCTGGAATACGCTCAAGGGATACGGTAGC